GGTGTGTCGGGTGCGCTTGCGTATAACGGTGCTTCGAGCACGAGTGCGAATGTCGGCTCGCGTCTGGCCTTCCGCGGCAAAATCGTCCGGGCGCAAAGCGTGGCAGCGTATAAGGCGATACGCGAGGTGGCGTAAGCGCAAAGCGCCAAAGCGTGGAGCGAAGCGACTAAAACGAAAGAACGGGATTCGGATGGTTTCCGAATCCCATTTAAAAGGTATTCAAATACCGGCGAAGCCGGTCGATTTTTTTAGAATTAAAGACAGAATCGTTATGGGAACAGTTATTGATTTCTTGAGAGAAAGTAACCGATGGAAGCATCTGTTAGGCGGATTCCTTATAGGTTTATTGGGAATGCATCCAGTGGTAGCCCTGTATGCAAGTGCTGTGGCAGCTTCCTGTTTGGAACTGAAGGATAAGCAGCATGGTAGCTGTTGGGACTGGATAGATTGGGGATTAACCGTGTTGGGCGGTGCTTTTGCTGCTCTGTTATGGTTATTCTTCTGAGCATTATAGATTTCTTTTGCCTTGAAATAAGTACCTTTGTAATTGGTAGAGCTTCCCGATAGTCCGTGTGGTCTATCGCGGGTACAACAGTGCGTATGCGAATGGCGGTGTGTCGGGTGCGCTTGCGAATAACGGTGCTTCGAGCACGAGTGCGAATGTCGGCTCGCGTCTGGAAATCTAACAAATCGGCGTACAGCAGCGGGGACGTGTCCCCAATGCGGTGCCGAGGGAAGCAAGCCACAGCAACAGCACCCATTAGGGTGGAAAGCTGAAAAATCACGCGTCGGGTGGAGTTTGGTAGGCTGTTATCAGTTCGAAGAAGTCAGACCCGGGGAAAGGAAGGCCCTTATCTTCCGTATTATAAACCAACAGCAGAACCGTATGCGCAGGGAAGGATATATCATAGAGGAAATCATCGAATACTCCAATATGTCGGAGGCTTTCGATGCCGTACTGCGCGGAACGGATCGTAAAAGGTCAACGCAAGGACGGTATCTGCTTGCCCATAGGGAGCAAGTTATCGTCAAATTGACGGAGGCCATTGCAAGCGGTTCATTTCAGCTTGGCGGATACCATGAAAGAGAAATCGAGGAGTATGGCAAAAAACGCACCCTGCAGATTTTATCCATGTATGACCGCATCGCGGTATATTCCGTAATGAACGTGGTGGACCGTCACCTGCAGAAACGCTATATCCGGACTACCGGAGCCAGCATTAAACGCCGTGGCACTCATGATCTGATGAACTGCATACGTACCAATCTGCAAAAAGACCCGGAAGGCACGCTGTATGCCTACAAGTTTGACATCCGCAGGTTCTACGACAATGTGCGGCAGGATTTTGTGATGTGGTGCTTCCGCAGGATATTCAAGGACGAAAGGCTGTTGGTGCTGCTGGAGCGGTTCGTGACAATGCTGCCGGAGGGTATCAGCTTCGGACTGCGCAGCTCACAGGGAGCAGGCAACCTGCTTCTGTCTGTATTTTTAGACCACTATCTGAAGGATAAGTACGGGGTTCGTTATTACTATCGCTATTGCGATGACGGACTGGTACTCGGCAAAACGAAAGCGGAATTGTGGAAGATTCGTGATGTTATTCACGGGCAAATGGAGAAAATAGACTTGGAGATCAAGCCGAATGAACGGGTGTTTCCTGTAGAAGAAGGCATTGATTTCCTTGGCTATGTTATCCGTCCTGACTATGTGAGATTGCGGAAACGTATCAAGCAGAAGTTTGCCCGGAAGATGCACGAGGTAAAATCGAGAAAAAGACGGCGGGAACTGATTGCCAGTTTCTACGGCATGACGAAACACGCCGACTGCAATAAGTTGTTTAAAAAATTAACAGGCAAAGAAATGAGAAGTTTTAAAGACTTGAATGTCGCTTACAAGCCGGAGGACGGCAAGAAGCGATTTCCCGGAGTGGTGGTAAGCATCCGGGAACTGGTAAACTTACCGATTGTAGTGAAGGACTTCGAAACAGGTATCAAGACCGAGCAGGGAGAAGACCGCTGTATTGTGGCCATTGAAGTGAACGGTGAGGCAAAGAAGTTCTTCACCAACAGCGAGGAAATGAAGAATATTCTCGCACAAGTGAAAGAAATGCCGGATGGCTTTCCGTTTGAAACGACCATCAAGACAGAGACCTTCGGCAAAGGTAGAACCAAATACGTGTTTACATGAGAAGAGTTGAAGGAAGTGCCGGTGTGTCGCTGATGGAATGCACGAACCCGGTTAAAGACAAATGGCGCATCCGCTGGGATGTGCAGGAGAAAGAGAACGGCTCTGCCTCCTACATGGAAGAGGAGTTTAACCATAAACCTACCGGCGAGGAAATTCGCACATTGGTTATGTCCTGGTATAATAGCCAGACTGATGCAGCTATCCTGTCCGGATTCACCTATAATGGTGCCCCTGTATGGCTTTCTACGGAGAACCAGTATAACTATAAGGCAGCATACGATTTAGCCGTTCAGACGGGCGGAGAAACCCTACCGGTGACGTTTAAGTTTGGTTCGGATGAACAACCGGAATACCATACTTTTACCCAGTTAGATGAACTGAAAGACTTCTATACAAAAGCAGTAGGATTCATTCAGAAAGTTCTGGCTGAAGGCTGGAAAAAGAAGGATAAATTCAAATTGGATTTGTATCGGATTGAGTAATTGAAAATCCCCTCGGGGGTGGGATTAAAAAAAGCCCCCGGCCTGTTAAATAGTCGTCTCACTTACTATAAAACCAAAAACGCTCAGAGCGCACGACCGGGGGCCAATACCCTCGTTCGCGCTCTGAGCGTTTGTATTTTTTTGGATGGCGAAATATCCGCCTAATAAGTGAGACATTGCAAAAGTACAAAAATGATTGGATATGACATTGTTTGAAGCACTTAAATTTAACAGAAAACCGCTTGAATTGCTTATAAGTTTGGGCGGCAAGCAGGATGACCTTCGATTCATAGACTTATATACAGAGTATGAGGTCATGAAAAATCGGGGTGAGAAGACCACTTATGCAGTGGCGTTTTTGGCAAATAAATATTCTGTAAGCGAACGCAAGGTGTATGACGTTATCAAACGGTTTGGAAAGCACTGCACGCTCGGTGCAGTGTGATTGATGTGCCGGAGATACCTTGTGTTATCTGATGGGGCTAACTTTGCACAGACAAAAATCAATAGCTTATGAATAAGTATTACCAGACATTAGACAAGATACTCCAAACGGGCAAGACCCAAACCAACAAGAAAGGCTGTATCAAATACCTATTGAATGAAAGGCTTATGCTGACCCCGGCTGATTTACTTGATATATTTGAAAGCCATGGGATAGCCAGAAAGAAACTGAAAGAAGAATTGAAGCTGTTTATGCAGGGTATTCGAGATGTGGAAAGATATAAGGAGGCAGGTATTACCTGGTGGGACTATTGTGGCCATACCCTTGTGAATAGCTACCCCACTTACTTTGAAAAGCTTCCACCCCTTATAGCTAAGATTAACCGGGAAAAGCGCAACAGCAAGAACTATGTTCTGTTTCTTGGAGAGACCGGGGTGGAAAGCAACCAGGCACCCTGCCTGAGCCTTGTGCAGTTCCAGATTGAAGAGGGGGAACTGGTATTATCTGCATACCAGCGCAGTTCTGATGCCAACCTTGGGCTTCCGGCTGATATTTATCATCTTTATCTGATGGCAAGGCAGGTGGAACTTCCTTTGAAGTCCATAACCCTTGACCTTGGGAATGTGCATATATATGAAAATAACATTGACCGGACCATGGAACTGTTATCCGGAGTTGAGAATATTAAATTTGAATTGAACGTATGACGAAAATGAATCTGTCGGCACCGCTGCCATTTGTGGGCCAAAAAAGAATGTTTGCCAAAGAATTTATAAAGGTATTGGACCAGTTTCCTGATGATACCGTTTTTGTGGATCTGTTTGGTGGCTCGGGGTTACTTTCCCATATTACCAAAAGAATGAAACCAACTTCCACTGTTGTTTATAACGATTTTGATAACTACCGATTTAGGCTGGCTCATATTCCACATACAAATAAGCTTTTAGCCGACATTAGAACGCTGGTAGGGGATTCGGTACCCAAACATAAGGCAATCAAAGGAAAGCTGAGGGAATGCGTTTTAAAGCGTATTGAAGAAGAGGAAGCGAGTGTGGGGTACGTGGACTTCATTACTCTATCGTCATCCCTTATGTTCTCTATGAAATATAAGTTGTCTGTGGAGGAAATGAGCAAGGAAGTTCTTTATAACAATATCCGTAAGAATGGATACCCTGAATCATTGGACTATTTGGAAGGGCTGGAAATAGTTTCATGCGACTACAAAGAGGTCTATAATCAATATAAGGACGTACCTGGAGTGGTGTTTTTAATAGATCCTCCTTATCTATCCACTGATGTCGGAACGTACAACATGTATTGGCGTATGTCCGATTACTTAGATGTTTTAAAAGTCCTCGAAGGTCATTCTTTCGTTTATTTTACATCAAACAAATCATCTATAATTGAATTGTGTGAGTGGATCGGGGCAAATAAAACCATCGGAAATCCATTTGAAGGCTGCACAAAAAGAGAATTCAATGCCCACATGAATTATTCTTCAGGATACACTGATATAATGTTGTTTAAAAAGCAAGGCATTCCCATTGATAAAATGGCAGCTTAACTACTAACAAAGATACGTTTTTTCAATCAGTTAGACAAATTATTAAAGCATTATTTTAATGCCGTTATAAAGTCATTTTTATGAAACTATAAAGCCGGAACAGAGGTCTTCATTAACCTTTTGCTCCGGCTTTATAAGTGTTGTGTGCAGCCTTTTTTTTGAACGCTTCGTTTTGTTCTTTTGCCTGAAAATTGAACGCTTCGTTCCGGAAACCACGGAAATTTGGATTTGCGGATTATAATTGCAAAGGTACATAGAGAAACATAAAGTGATTTGATTATTATTTCTTCCCTCCCGTAAGATTCGGGGTAACAACCGGTTTAAGCCGTTGAGGGGAACAGCTTAAAGTTCTTTCACACATTGTAAATGCTTATATGGTGTAATTCATAAGCCGTATAATGCAGACAAACGGACTGATTATAGGAGTCAATACCAGCAGGGATGCCGTGACGTATTGAGGGTCTATAATAATAATTGATTGAACATACTTTCGGTGCACCGATTTGTCCTTAGTGCATTAAGTAAACTTGGTTGGGCACAAGTACCGCCGGAAGGTCTAATATATCCCCTCCCGTAAGATTCGGGGTAACAACCGGTTTAAGCCGTTGAGGGGAACAAACTCATAATTAAAATGACATGAACGAACTAAAACAATTCAAGGATTTGGTTTTTAAACAACATGAAATGACTAAAAATGCATTTCTCTTACCTTCTTCCATCCGTGAGGAATATATGAACGCAAAGCATGCTAAAATGCAGTTTGAGAACGGATATGGAATAAGTGTATTAAAAGGCACTTTGTTCTACTCCAATGGTATTGATACTTATGAGGTTGCAGTTCTTGATAATAATGGAATTTGCTATAACACTTCAATAACAAATGATGTAATCGGCTATGTAGATGCGAATGAAGTATCTAACATTATGAAGCAAATACAAGAGCTTCCACCAGTGGTTCAGTAAACTTCCCCCAAAATAATATAATGAAAACAGCTAATTTTATCCTGTCTATATTTGCCACACTATGTTCCTTAGGAATGATTTATGGTGCGATAGTTACGGAAAGCCCTATAAAATCCGTATCGGTGATTATATTTTCTATTATCTCATTATTTTGTGTGAGATTGGTGGTAATGACATATAAGGAGTTAAAGGAATATGAATGATTTTTTCATCTAGTTTTTTTGTTATTTTCATAAAGTTAATGTTGTCTGTCCGTGCCGGTATGTGAATATAGGTACGGAATTTCACCGTCCATGGTTGGTACTGTCTAAGGAAATAAACATAAATAATTATCTGTTCTAATCTCTACTTTCATTTAACGGATAGTATGGCGGTCCGATTCCGCTGACGGTGGCTGTAAGTTATCATAAGTGATAGATTAAGTCGTTTAGGTTTTGCTCCTGTAGTCTGTGAAGATAGCAGGAGCTTTTTAATTGGAAACAAGTTAAGTTATCATGAATAAAGATATTATAAAAATGAAAGCCAAGGAGTATGCGGATGGTATACGAGGGCTTACCCATAAAAAGACAGCATCAGTGGATTTTGAGAAAGGTGCTCAATTTGTTTTGGAATCCATGAAATGGAGGAATGCAGAAAAAGATCCTCCACCATTGGACACAAGAGTGCTTGTGAAGAGTTCCGGGAAATTTGTGAATACCGGGATGTTGGTATTCGATAGTGAGCATAAGAAGAACATTTGGATATGTGGAAATACTAACCGGGCATGGGATATTAATTTTTGGAAACCATTGCCGCAATAATATAAATATCATGGAAAAGAAATATCAAATAACAAGTTACCAGCTTGTGTATGCCAGTGGTGGCAGGGATACAGTAAAATTGTTCATGCCTGTTATGGTGGATGATTTGGAGAAATACCGTAACAGTATCCGTGCGACACATGACTGCATTGGTGTAAATCTTACTTATACCGAACTGCCATGAATCCATATATAGTTCAAGGCGTAACGCTTGTGTTTTATGACGGTGAACGTGAGGAACTGTCTGTATTGGATAGTAAGATTACTGACAGACCTCCAAAACTTCTTAAAGAGCAAATTCTTGACGGATTTTCCAGGATGGAGAATCCTCCGGTTAAAGTTGAACTTAAAATAAAATGTTTATGAAGAAAGGTGATAAAGTACGTGAGATAGGTGATACGTTGACAGGTACAATAGTTTATATCGCTAACGGATATGCTGATGTCAAATATCCTAATATGAAAGGTGTATGCTCATTGCCGATCCAATTTCTTGAAAAGGTATGAGAACTATAAGCCAGATAAGCGATGAATTGGAAAAGCTTTATTCAGAGCTTGATATAGTCCAGTCAATGAGTGAGGAATCGATAAGGCTCACATTCAATGCTGAATGTAAGGGCAAGTATATATCCTTGCTTAATGAAGAAATCGATTCTCTAGAAAACGAACTTGAAGAAGTGGAAAGATATCATGGCAGGAAGCGGAACTTTGTAAGGACTGCGGACCTGCCTTTTTTGTGTTGGTAAATAATAATATAATTTATGAAGGAACTTAATACAATTCAAAGTTTGCTTAAGGCTCCCAAAGATCAATATAATAAATTCGGGAACTATAAATATCGTAATTGCGAGGATATTTTGGAAGCAGTAAAACCATTGTTATTTAGTCAGTCGTGCACACTTACTATTTCTGATGAAATTGTAATGATTGGTACACGATATTATGTAAGGGCAACCGCAACTATTAAGAATGCTAACGGGGAAACGGAAACGACAACGGCATACGCACGTGAGGACGAGTCAAAGAAGGGAATGGATGCAAGCCAGATCACAGGAAGCACATCGTCTTATGCACGGAAGTACGCATTAAACGGGTTGTTTTGTATAGATGACACAAAAGATTCTGATTCTCTGAATAATGAATGTCAGTCAAATAATCAATTGGAAAAAGATAACAGAAAACTCCTGCCAAAAGATAAGTTTAACGATGAGGACTTAATGAAATGGATTTATCAGAAACTTGAAAAAGCAAAATCTGAGAATAAACGTCTTTCGTTATCCAATCTTATAGAAAAATACTATAAAGTTACGCAGAACGATATTACTGTCATTTCTGACAATTTTTATCAATATAAAGTTAATAATAATTTGCCATGAGTAATGATTTGAAGATAAACAATATTCCATCTACGAAGCAGGAACAGACGGAACTTGCCTGTATGTTTGTACAAAAAGTAATTGATGGTGATGTAAATCCGATAGATGCTGTCATACAGATGAAAAGCCTTAGTGAAACAATAAGCACTTTTTTGAAAGATTCGGATATAAGGGAAGCTGTATTGAATGAAGTAGGGAAGTATGGAAAAGGTGAAATCCCTTCATTCCGTGGGGCGTTGATACAGGTGAAAGAAACAGGAGTGAAATATGACTTTACAGGATGTGGTGACCCGGTATGGGAAAGGTTAAATGAGGAAAAAAATGACATTGACATGAGACTCAAGGAACGTGAATCTTTTCTTCGTACTATAAAGGAACAAAAAACAGATATAGATGAAGAAACAGGCGAGATTATAACTTTGTACGCTCCTTCAAAAAGCTCTACAACATCCTATTCAATCACATTCAAAAAGAGATAATAATGTATCGTATCAGTGTTACTTCATTAGAAGCGTTCAGACGATTCAGGGATAAGCATTCAATATGGGACACAGAAGAAAGAGTGTTAAATACACTTTCAGGCAAGAAAGAACCAAACGCTTATGCAGCAATAGGATCTGTATTCCATAGTATTGTAGAAACAGGGAAGGCGATTTATGTTGGAGAAAACACATTTGAGCAGGAACAAGATGGATTTAGAGTGCTTATGAATGGGAAAGCTGTGGAAAATGCCCTTTATTACCGTAAACAATATCCGGATGCGGAACATGAAGTACATAAAGGTAAAGATTTTCATTGTGGATTGTTCCCTGTTCATGTGCACGGATATGCTGATGTCAAATATCGAAACGTGATACGAGACATTAAAACCAAATATTCACAACCACACACAAGAGATTATACAGAATCGTGTCAATGGAGTTTTTATCTTGAGTTGTTTGGTTGTGACACTTTCTATTTTGATCTATTCCATTTTAAAGGATATAAACGTTATATGGTTACGAACACAATAAATACGGATTTCGTAATATATAATCCGATAGAATGTTTGAGAGACAGTAAGATGGAAGAGAAAAATGCTCAAATAATAAAAGACTTTTGCAAATATATAGATGAAAAAAACTTATATCACTTGCTAAAAACAAAAGAAGATTTGTATAACATATAAACTATAAAATTATGATTTTAACAGGAAATATCTGTCTCTCTAATATACCTCGTGAGCAGATGAAGAAAATTAAGTGTAAAGATGGAGTTGAAAGAATCTATGTGAATGTGGCTGTTATCGAGCGCAAAGAGAAATCCCAGTTCGGGCATACGCATTTCATCACTTGTTCTCCTAAAAGAGAGGAGCGCATTGAAGGGAAGTCATATATTTTTGGAGACCTCAAAGAGTTTGTACCCCAGAATACATCACCCACCCCAGAGGATATAAATAGTGCTCCTAGCGTGTCGGATGATGATGACCAATTACCATTTTAGCCTATGAAATACGATGGTTCCAATCCTCTCCACGTCCAGCAGGCAAGAGCGAAGCTGGAGAAGTTGATAAAGGAACAGAAGGTGTTTGAATTGACGGAAAAGAAACCCCAAAGGTCATTGAGCCAGAACAAGTATCTCCATATATGCCTTGCTTATTTCGGTTGCCAAATCGGTGAAACGATGGAATATGTAAAGCGGAACTATTACAAGATTCTCTGCAACAAAGACACTTTCGTCCGTGAGAGAGAAGACAAGTTTTTGGGTCGGATAAAGTATCTACGAAGTTCTTCTGATCTTGACAGCGCGGAGATGAGCCTAACTATTGAGCGGTTTCGGAATTTTTCGAGTGCCCAATGTGGTATATATATCCCATCTCCAGACGAAGAACGTTTGATTCAGTTGATGGAGATAGAGGTCGAACAAAACAAATTTCATATCTGAAAAACAATGATTATACGAATTAGTGCCTTTATCATTATGGTAATATCTTCCTTGATATTGTTTTATAAGAAGGACAGTGATAATTATACGGCTATCCTGTTACAAATAATAGTATGGCTGATGTTGATATATGCTGAACTTTGCGATATAGAATCGCTCCTTTAGGTTATTATCATGAAACTTACTTTGACAAAACAAGAAGTGCTTCTCATCCAGTTACTTCTTCATATTTATAAAAACGAGTTGCCCGATGACGGAACAGAGAAGCATGGACGTTTTGTCGGGAAGCTGTACAAGAAAATCAAAAGACAAATTATTAATCAATTAAAGTAATAAAATTATGGAATCGAATATTTCGCGGGATCATATTGCGCTTGAAGCAATGAAGTGCATGATGATGACAGCAAAGCGCAGGAGAACTTTATGGAACAGAGTTGTAACATTGTTTTTCCCATCCGAAGAAGAAAGTGTTATAAACTACAATCATGAAGGACAGGCTAAAACAGCTTACCAAATAGCTGATGCAATGATTAAGGGACGTAACAAGACAAAGGAGGAATGATTATGATGCACACATGGTTTGAAGTAAAGATTCGATACGAGAAAGTAATGGAAAACGGCATGAACAAGAAAGTAACTGAACCCTATTTATTTGATTCTTTATCTTTTACAGAAAGCGAAGGAAGATGTATTGAGGAAATGACACCGTTTATCAGCGGTGAGTTTACTGTTTCTGACATAAAACGTGCCAACTATTCTGAGATATTTTTCTCAGATGAAGAATCGGCTGACAGGTATTTTAAATGCAAGTTATACTTTATCACATTGGATGAAAAAACTGGTGCGGAAAAGAAAACATCCACAAACATTCTTGTTCAAGCAGCCGACTTGAGAGATGCAGTCAAAAAACTGGATGAAGGAATGAAAGGCACAATGGCAGACTACGTGATTGCTTCGGTAGCGGAAACTGCTATTATGGATGTTTATCCTTATGAAGCAAATCCAGATGTTAAACCAGAGTTCCCTAATGCTTAAAATTTGACTGATATGGAAGAGTTTATTTCAGATTGGTTCATTCCGATGGATTTCGGTAATGATATACCGGACGAAGAGTCGGATGGTGAGGATAATTTTAAATTTATTTTCTTATAAACTTTATGCCTTCCCGGTCTGTGAAGATAGGGTGGGCAAACATGGGATAAAATGGTCATAGGGTGCTAAGACTAATGAATAGAAATTTCAAGTGTACATAGAAATGGAAGTCATCAAGACCGTAGCTGAGAGTAATACATTTGTTGAGTAGTTTAAAGATCATAGGATAGCCAATCTATGGACGAAAGCGAGAAATCAGACGATACTTGTGTAGGTTCGACTCCTGCTTATCCCTCATAAATGTGAGCCACACATAAATGGCATGGGTTAATAAATAATGGTTGTGCCCCGGAGAATGCGCTTCGGGGCTTTTAATTAAAAAGAGAGAATGAGACATTTAGAAGATCAGCTTCAAAAGGCTATTATTCAATATTGGGATTTTAAATACCCTAAATGGACGAAAAGGCTCCATCATTCTCCCAATGGAGGAAAGCGTAATGCTATTGAAGCTTCCAAGTTCAAGCAGATGGGTGTTCGTGCTGGCTTCCCTGATTTGATACTGCTTATTCCAAATAGATTCTATCCCTTTTGTGGTATTGAATTAAAAGCAAAGACAGGCAGACAGTCAGAGAATCAGAAAGCTTATCAAAAGGAATTTGAGAGTATTGGGGCGAAGTACGTTGTTGTCCGATCATTGGACGAGTTTATTAAAGTGGTGGATAATTATTTGAAAGATATATGACTTATATAGAACTGATAAATAAGTTTTGGTCTCTTGACGAAGACTGGGAATTTACCTGCTGTGAAACGAGGCTTTATTTTTACTTGCTAAAAACAGCGAATCGTTTAGGCTGGGTGGATAGCTGGACGCGTAGTGATACAAAGGTATCATCTGACGTGGGAGTGTCGGTCAACTCAATGAAATCAGCACGTAACAGATTAGTTCAGGCGGGTCTTATCACATTCAAATCAGGCGGAAAAGGACAACGGGATAAAACAAGGTATCAGATTAGCTATCAAAATTTGACACCTAAAGTTGAACCTAAAGTAGAACCTAACCTTATACCTAACCATGAACCTAAAGTAGTACCTAAGCCCTTACAGTATAATGTACGCGCATTAGACAAAGATAAAGACAAAGATAATTATCTCTCTCCCCCGCGCGCGTATGAAGAAATTCCGACTGGGATTTTTGAAAGAGGGTTGGATGAGTGCTATGAAGAATTGAAGTCGAATAGTTCATGGATGGAAGCTGTCTGCATGAATACTCGTTTATGTGGGTATAAGGATTTCGCGCCTCCTGATTTTTATGATTATTTGGAGAAGTTCTTTATGAAGCTCCAAAACGAGGGAGAAACTGTTAAATCACCCCAAGATGCAAAATCGCATTTTGCCCGATGGCTGAAAATTGAACTTGAAAAACAACGGAACAATGGAAACAACAATAGGCGCAATTATACAGACAAACAGGAAGCTAACGCCTACGCTCTTAGCTTGCTGCAACAACATAAGCGAGACCTCGAAGAAGGTTTGGCTGAGCAAATGGAAAGACCGTTCTGAGGTTGAAAGAATATTTTCACCAGTCCAGTGGGGGTATGTCCTTCAGAACCCGGAAAAAGCTTATATGGCATACTGCCCCTTGTTGATGCAGTATGATGCACTTTACGGCTATGGCTCTTCCGAATATTGGATTGACATACAGGTGTCCGGCATATTCGGGGCTTCCAACAGCAAGGAAAAGGGGGTTGCTGACGGAATAAGAATCTTCTGCCAGTCCTTTGCCTCACAGGTTAAGGCTTACAAACTTTCTGAGTTGATGTTGTTTTTCGCACGCTACAAAGCTGGAAAGTATGACAATTCATTCGCTTCTTTCGATGCCAGAAGAATAGGCAATGCCTTTTTCAAAGAATTCATACCGGAAAGGAATAATGAGCTGGATGCTATAAACCGGAAGAGAGTGCAGGATGAGATAGAGAACAGAAGATTCATCCCGCCTAAAGGATATTCTTCCTTGACTTGGTATAACGAGTTGAAACGCCGGGCGGAATCCGGAGATGAGGAAGCCAGAAAAATGCTGATGTCACCATGAGTATGGCAAAGAAAGTCAAATCGGAACTCGTATATGTCAAATGCCGGAATTGCAAGAATGCCTCGGACTTCGGGGATAATTCTGCGTATTGTAAGGCTAAAGGACATAGAGTGTGTGCCTGTGACAGATATGGGCAAATATGCAATAGTTTTTTAAAGAAGTAATTATGAAAGATATTGAACTATATAGAGATTCATTTCAAAATTTTCGTAGCTATCAATTACCTAAAGCACAATTGATTATAGCGGATGTACCTTATAATTTGGGTACTAATGCTTATGCAAGCAATCCTTCATGGTATAAAAATGGGGATAATAAAAACGGAGAGAGCGATCTTGCAGGGAAAAAGTTTTTTAATTCAGAAAATGAATTTCGTCCTGCCGAGTTTATGCATTTTTGCAGTGACATGATGGTAAAAGAACCGAAGAAACCCGGTAAATCCCCTTGCATGATAATATTCTGCGAATACGAACAGCAGTTCATGTTCATAGAACTTGGTAAGAAGTACGGGCTAATGAAATACATTCCGTTGGTATTCCGTAAGAACTTTTCCGCACAAGTATTAAAAGCCAATATGAAGATTGTTGGTAATTGTGAATACGGTTTGTTGTTATATAGAGATAAACTACCGAAATTCAATAATGATGGAAGGATGATATTCAACTGCTTCGACTGGGTTAGAGATGATGATAATCCTAAAGTACATCCAACACAGAAACCTATTCCCTTACTTCGTAGACTGATTGAAATCTTCACCGATAAGGGTGATGTAGTTATAGACCCTGTAGCTGGAAGTGGAAGTACGCTTTTGGCTGCTGCGCAATGTGGAAGAAAGGCATACGGTTTTGAGATCGACAGGAATTTCTACAATGATGCTAACAAGTACATTTTATCAAGAATTCAAAAAACATTATTTCAATGAATACCGAAACGCTTATAAAGATACGTGAATGGGAAGCGGAACGCGACAGAAACCTGCGCATCCACTGTCCTCTTGTAGCTGCCAAATTCCAAAGATGGATTGACAGGGCGAAGAAAGAGGACGGAAACAAGAATACAAACAACAAGAAAGGGGGCAATCCATGAGAAATAAGCTAACCGTAAACGACCTCCCCGCGGATGTGGTGGAACGGATGAAAAAGATGATCAATGAGGACAGGCAGATGCTGAAGCTGAGGGAAAGGCACGCTTCCTTTCTCAGGTCACACCGCTATATGGAGGCAATGAAACTCAAACAGATTATGGACGGTATAGAAACACGTGTCATAAACCAATACCTTTCCGAATATGAGGGGATGTCGGAATCCATGGATAATTTCATGCGTGAAATGTCGGAAGAGGACAGGGAAGAGATAAACGTCCTTACCAACAGTATCATCATGCTGTGCGATATGGTTGAGACCTTTACGATGGACTGTAACGAGATTTTAAAAAAATATCATCCTGATTACCGTATAGAGATGTTTGACAAGGTTTCCGAATGCGGGAAAGCCGCCAAAGCTCAGGTGGACTTCATGTCAAAAAGCACGGATATGGTTTACCAGTGTGCCTTTGCCGAGGATGCGGACAAAATAACAGAGATGGTTAGGAACAAGGTCAAGGCTTTCATCAGAAAGCTGAAACGAAGGAAAAAGGCGGAACATGAAAACTGCTGACGGTTATCCTGTGGTATGTTACGGTGTAAAAGGTAAATACAATATACATCGCATCTGCCGCCGTTGTGCCATATACCGTAAATACGATTCGATTCCCGAAAAGCCATGCTACAGGCTTCATGGAATACACCTGTTGGGCAGAAGAGAATGCCCGATCTTTGAACAAAAAAATATCGCAATATCAAAATAACGAAAAAATAAACAATATCATGGAACAGAAAATAAAGGCTTATAAAGCATTTGATAAGGATTTATCTTGTAGAGGGTTTAAGTATGAAGTAGGTAAGGAGTATGAAGAAACAGGCTACATAAAGGCATGCGAGAAAGGTTTTCATGCATGTCCTTATCCTCTGGATGTTTTTGGTTACTATGCGCCAGCCGGGTCAAGGTTTTGTGAGGTTGAGCAGAGTGGTAAAATAGACGATTCAGAAAGTGACAAGGTTTGTTCTTCAAAAATTAGAATAGGTGCTGAGCTTGATATAAGGGGACTTGTGAAAGCAGCTGTATCTTATGTCAAGGAGCGGTGTACTAACGAGTGTAATGCGGAACCGGGGAAACCTGCCACGGCTGGTAATTATGGTGCTGCCACGGCTGGTAATTATGGTGCTGCCACGGCTGGTGATAGAGGTGCTGCCACGGCTGGTGATAGAGGTGCTGCCACGGCTGGTGATAGTGGTGCTGCCACGGCTGGTGATAGAGGTGTTGCCACGGCTGGTGATAGAGGTGCTGCCACGGCTGGTAATTATGGTGTTGCCACGGCTGGTTATAGAGGTGCTGCCACGGCTGGTGATAGTGGTGTTGCCACGGCTGGTTATAGAGGTGCTGCCACGACTGGTGATAGTGGTGCTGCCACGGCAAGAGGGAAGGCTTCAACAGGATCTAATGGTTTGTCAGTAGCAAGAGGGAGAAATGTTCAGGCAAAAGGCGGAATAGGTGCAATTTTGGTCATAGCTGAGGAAAGGGATGATACGTATGATATTGTTGATTGGAAGGCTGTAGTAGTTGATGGTGAGGTTGTCAAGGCTGATACATGGTATAGACTGGAAAACGGTGAGTTAGTGGAAGTTGATTAACAGTTGACTGATAGAGCAATTAGAATTTAATTGATAATAATTACCATTTACCTGACATCAGGAAAATGGTTCAAAACGGAACAGATATGAAAGAAAGACAGCTTGATTTTAACAGGCAAGATAAGCCAGCTATTGTAGAAGATTCTAACGGAGAACTGATAACTGAATTGAAAAAGCAATATAAAGAAATTCAGCAAAATTTAGGATTGGCTATAACGATGCTCGAAAAAGGGCAGCTCACCGAAGGAATGAAAGAAAACATCCTTTCTCTGACAGACCACAATGTGAATAGGTTTCTTACCCGAATGGGATATGAAGGTGTACTTGCAGAGAAACAAAAGAAATTAACTGAACAAATCCGCTCATTGAATGATGAAAATCGAAAATTACGTCATCAGCTTGGGGAGAAGGTTTCAAACGAAGATGTTAGAGAACGTTTGAAAATTATGGTATCATCATTTAGAAATTGGTGGACTGAATATGGATTTGGGCATGTTAGTGACTTTTATTTTGGAGAATACGTTGCAAAAATCTCATTGAGTGGAATGGTTTTCGCTTCCCGTGTTTCAAAGGCAGGAGAAGAAAAGAAAGAAGAATACTTGTCTCGGTTAGGTTTTGAGATAGAAGATAGGATGGTTATCTACAATGACAAATCTATTGCGCTACTAAATAAGCTACTTACCGATAAATATCCAAGTATTGATATTTATAGTATCAATCTGACCACTTCGGCTTTGAATGGAGTACCCGTTATCCAAGATGTAGTAGTTTTCTTGAGAGATTTAGACAACCTTACCGAAACCGCATCTCCTATCAACTAATTCCAAATTATTAATTCAAATCAGGAAAATTATGAATAAAAGAACAATTCAAATAGATGTTATCGGTCCGATAGAAGAAACTGAATTAATGAAATGTAAATTGTATGTTGATGGTCGTGTGTGTGTAATCGGAATGTCACGATATGACTATGAAGAGTTAATGCGAGAAAAAGTGTTTATCCGGGATGGTAAGAGCGTTGATTCTGCTGGTGTGATAAACACGACTAACACTTTCATCGAAAAAGATTAATATTTAAAACCGATATAGGAATGAATATGAGTGGAAAAGATGTATTAAGGCTATTACTTATCAGTTACGGTTTTTGCCGTAATATTGAGATAAGTACTTATATTGGAGATGGTGGATGGATTGGTTACGAAGTATCGGCCAGTAATGACGATGGCATTGAATACTATGAAGTAGATTGTGAAGGTTTACTTTTTAATATATACGAGATACAGAAATTTATGAGAGATGAAAATATTGAACCTCGTTCAATGCTTGGAAACTTTAGCAACAAACATCTTCTTTCAGATGAGTCTTTAAATAAGCTACTGAATATGTCAGAAAATAAAAATTACTGTAAAACAAACCCTTATGAATAGGCGTAAAACAAGATAAAAATGAACAAAGAAGAATTTCAGACAAAGAAAAATGATATTGATTCAAAAATAAGGGAATTGAAAAATCAGAAAATTCAGTTGGAAAAGGAATACATTGAATCCAACCAAGGATTCCCTGTTGGAAGTAAGGTCTGTATAACGGTCCTTGCTCATGAAAGATATACTTTTTGGAACAATGAAAGGATATTGGTTCCCGAAGCGAAGAAGTTAGCCTATATTGCAGATTATGAGATTGATGATAACGGAGAGGTTGTCCCCTTTTTAAGACAGTTGGATTACAATGGGGGCATGTCAGCAATACCTTTATTTGTTAATTTAAAGAAGGCTATAATTGAATTAGTGTAAATCGATATAGAAATGAGTAAAACAACAATTTATTACCTATTCCTAGTAGTAATGTATATGCTGCTAGGATAGGTGGAAAGGAGAGATATGAAACAGACAGTAGAAGATGCAGCGAAGGAAGCGGCAGAAGATTGTTATGAATGCCAATACGATAATAGCTTAGAAATGAGATTAGTTAAAGAGGCATTCAGACAAGGTGCCGAGTGGCAGTCAAAGCAATCGCCTTGGATAAGTGTTAAGGAACGGTTGCCAGAACCAAACAAGCTTGTCCTTTGCAGAATGGTATCAAATGGAGCGATTGTTAGTGGCTATATCGTTGTTTCATCCGGGAGATCGCCATACGTTGCGACAGACGGAGGATTTGAATTTGAGGATTGGAACGGCTACGAGTGTGACATGTGGATGTACATCCCGTCTTTCGATGAAATATTAGAAGCCAACAGGGATGTACTTGAACGAATTAAAGAGAAAGGAGATTGAGATATGAAAAGAAACAGAAAACAAAAGAAGAGCACTGCATCAAGCAAAAGACGCAGTGCTGCAACTTACAAGGTTGTAGTGAATAACATTTACTTAACATCCGATAACTATTTCACTGGTTGCGGTGGAATAATTTGTGATGATGATTCACTAGATTTTCAATCAAAGAACGCCAAGAGTTTTTAAATTGAATAGTGATGTATATGAGCATTTGGGACAATTGGCAGCTACTAAAGCAAGGTGGGTTATCGGTCCATCGCTTTCTATAAAATTACCATTATTATCCTTCTCCAATGATAATAAATTATAAACATGAGGGCTGATTACTTTATCCTCTGTACATCCGCAATTAGGACACTTGCCTATACGGATCTTTTGTAGGAGTTTTTCCTGTTGTTCTTGTGTTAATTTCATAAACAATAAATTTAATAATTCGACAAAAGCAAAAGTAATAATAAAAAACCGAAGGGCGCATCTAAACTCACAATAAATTTAAAATTCGACACTTTATGTTTATTCGGATGCGCCCTTTATTAAAACAAATAATCATGGAAATAAAGAACGGAATAATAATTGATGGAGTGCTGCATGAAATGGTTGAACTGATTGATGCGCGCTGTCTGGATTTTGATTGCAGTAAATGTTCGTTGAATAAAGAATGCAATGAGTGTAAGATGGAGCATGAATCATATCTGTGCAATGTGATGGGTTGTTTCTACTTTGTCAATCGTGGTAAAGTAACGGATATTAAGATAGATAAGGAGGAATAACTATGGGATTTACAACACCGTGTTTTATACGCAAAAATACACAGGAACTTCGGAGAGGGCTGGAAGAGTTGGGGTATTCACATGGTAAGCCTAAATATTATGCAGATGATGATAACAAGTATGATTTTATTATGTGTCACAATGGAAAGTTCTTTTTACTATCCCAAGAAAATCATGTGATAAGAAATGGGCATCCTTTGAAAAAATATGGAAGTATTGATTGCGGAACGAATGAGGAACTTTTTCTGGCTATAGCTGCATTAAAGGATGATACAGACAACAATCAATTATTCACTAATGGTAAGGGCGATTGGGGTATATACCGGGATGGCTCTGATGGAGGTTTATTTGGAATGGATTTCTATGGAGTGCCTAATGATTTTAACTTATCATATTATCACAAGGCTACCGTAGACGAACTGATTGAACATTTTAAAACAAAGGAGGAATAACTATGGATGATTTGACAAAAATCTTATTTTCAGTAGTTATTATAATGCTATTCATCCAAATGGGATTGGCTATAGCATACAATTGGGATGAAGAATCTATGAAGAATAAGAAACTGGAAAAGATTGTGACAAGATTTGGTGCTCTTACAATGGGTGCGATTGGCATTTCTGTACTTATTTGGTTGATAACATTTATATGGAGTGATTAATTTATCGGAGGAACAATTATGACCGAAGAACTTGTGACATTAGAAACAGCAAAGTTGCTGAAAGAGAAAGGGATGTTTACATGTATAGAATTTCCTCCGCAATCCGTTGCCCAGAAATGGCTACGTGGAACCAAGAATATTCATATATGTATATACAACTGTGCCTGTGGTTATGGATACGAAATATCTAAAGCTGACAATGGAACTCATATAGCCAGCTCTGTTTATAAGGGAACAAACGACGGAGGGGAATGGGATACCTACGAGGAAGCACTTGAAGCCGGATTACAGGAAGCATTAAAACTGATATGATTATGGAAATAGCAGAATCAATATTTAAATTCATCCTTGCCTCATTAAACGTTTGTGCTTTGGCATTTACTTTAATTTTGGTAAGCAAGTGGCATATACGCATGGAGAATAAGCTGGATGATATAGAAAGATATGTCCGTCATGTGTCAGATCGTAACGATATTGTTTTCCTTAACCAGCTCTCGGAGATGCAAAGACAGTTGATAAAAGAGGAACGGTATGAGGAAGCTAGCAAGATTGGGGAAATAATTAAGGATGAAGAAACTAAATTAGGAATAAGGAAATGAATAATATTAATTTGAACGAACTACGGAATCGTGCTTATAAGACCGCCTGTGAGCACGGTTTCCATGATAAAGAATTGAGTAACGAACACCACCTTTGCCTTATCGTTGGAGAGCTTATGGAAGCTGTGGAAGCGGATAGAAAAGGGAAACGTGCCGACAGAGAATCTTTCAAGTCTTCTTATGAGGATGAAGAACCGCACGATGATGTCAATTTCAGATATAGCTTTGAAAACTATATCAAAGGAACGGTGGAGGAAGAATTAGCTGATGTTGTGATACGCTGTCTTGACCTTGCTGGGCTGCGCGACTGGGATTTGCAAGACACGTTGGATAATGTGGATGAACTCAATAACGTTTCAGACTTTTTCCAAGAACACACATTTGTAGAGATAGCTTTTGAGATTTGCACCGGAACAATTATATCCGAATCTCTAAGGTCGATTAAAGGAGTGATTCTTGATGTATGGCAATACTGTCTTTGGAAAGGAATAGATATTGAGTGGTTCATTGAGCAGAAGATGAGATACAATAAACTAAGACCTAAGTTGAACGGAAAAAGATATTGATTATGCCGCTGTTTATTTGTAGCAAATGTGGTTGTGTTGAGAATACAGCCACATCGGATTATTGGCCTGTTGTACATAAAATCTTTCCCATAGAGTATGATGCAAGTATAAAGGAGTTTGAAGGGAAACCGTTGTGCTCGGAGTGTGGGAGGTTGATATTTGACAGCAAAGGGGAAAATCCGCGTATGATACCGGGGAAGTGGCATGGGAAATTTCCCAAAAGACAAGCCACTGATGCTGAAAAGAGAATGGTAGATAGAAATGGCAGGTTTTAAAAAGAGAAAGGGATGCCTGCAACATCCCTTGAAAGGAAGCATTACGCAATTTTCTTGTCATCTACCAAGAAAGAAAAGTATTTTCCATGTTTAGGATAAATACGTTTGCCGTTCTTTACGATATATCGACAGAAAACACGAGTTTTGCCGCTTTCATCTTGCATTTGATTTTTCACACTAACACCTCCTTTCCGTTTTGCCTGCCAAGCTGCAAGACCGGCAAGCTGATAATCTGTTATACCCTGTCAAGCATAACAGAAAAAAAGCCCAAAGCTTGCAGGACAATGGGCTTAATTCTTTCTCAAGGAAATGAATAAGATTTTGCGAATGACAGTTCGCTGGATTGGAGGTGTTAGTTTCCAAATCAAATGCGATGCAAATATAGTTTGTATTGTAATAACAATGAAAACAATTAACTATTTTAATAACAATGTTAATAATTAGAACAATTATGAAACGTGAAATAAAATTCAGAGGAAAGTCAATAGAGAACCGCAAAAATAGGCAGTGGATATATGGTTGTTACCTATCTGATTATGATGGTTATTCTTACCGAGAACTAATTGTAGATTGTATTACCGGGTTTTCATATGAAGTTGACCCTATAACCATTGGTCAGTTCAGCGAAATAACCGATAAGAACGGTAATAGCATCTTCGAACATGATCTAATACTGATCCATGACAGCGAAAGTTCCTACCAATTTACAGTTGAAGTACTATTTCATAAAGGTATGTTCTGCTACAGGAACAAAGCATGTGGCTTTACCCCATTGTGGTATGTCAGCGATAGATGCGAAGTGATAGGAAACGTTTTTGATAACCCGGAATTGATAAAACAGCAATAGCCATGAGAGTAAAGAAATATTTCCATAACATCCAGTGTGATGTATGTGGGGGTTTAGCCAATGAAGAGATGTGGCATGAGGATATGAAAACCGTTGCCGAAGTTGCCAATGAAAGCGGATGGTATTACGACCCAGTGGATGACAAGCACTATTGCCCGGATTGCTATGAATATGGGGATGATGGAGAGATATTAGTTAAAGACGGAATGGTAAATACAATGGAGATAATATTATTAGGGAAAAAACTTGAAGACTACCCGGAAACAGAATATTACGAACGAAGGCTTATCTACACAACATACAGTTCTGGCTTCAGAGAGCATAACATTACGGCATTCAAGAGCAGGCTGAAAAAAGACTTTGACTACGAAGTAATAAATCATTTCGTCAAGGACGGTAACAACTTTTGGACTACAGATGAAATTATAGCCGCTGTCCGTGTTTCCTTGTCCCTCAATCTGCTTACGGATGAAGAATGGAAGAAGGCAATCCCGATTATAGAGCGTGGCCTTGAAGCCAATAAAGCCTATGTCCGTATGCTTGACGAGATGTCGGCTATATTGGAGAAGTATTGCGAGGAATGGGAGGATTTGGGTATGCGCCATACCTTCATGCAACGTGTTCCTCTTGAATGCTGGCAGGGACGTTTTAGTAGGCATAGCCAGAATCCGGAGAAAAAGCCAAATTATTCATGATAAAATAGGGAAATAACAGATATGAAAACAATTATATTTACAATTATATTTATTATCGCCCTATTATGGGTTGGCGATCTCACAATTACATTTAAACCGTTTTCTATATCACTTCCCGGTTGGTATAAGCCTGTAGGTATCATCCTGTTTGTGTTGGCAATGGCGGTATATAACATTGGAGAATACGCTAAGGGGTACAAGCATGGTTTCGATGATGGAATAAAGAAATGTATTGAAATACTTGAAAAGAAATGAACTATAAACGTTAACTACTTCTAAACTAAAAATTTAGGGATTCAAATGCGAACCCTTATAACTACTGGGAAAGCCACAATATTTTACCCAATCTTATGGCTTTTCCAGAGTCCTTTAACTTGTTTGAAATTACAGTTTGTGGATAATTGACAATCAATCTTCTGTTTTCAGAAAAACATTCTTCAATTCGTCTTTCCTTAAAGAGCCGTATCTTATAGCACGGTCAATACGTTTTCGAGCATTTCCGTCTTTAGCCTTTATAGTATTCTTAGAATTATCCTTAGATATAATTAGTTTGACCAGCTCATTCAGAGGAATAGGGGATTTCGTATCTCTATCCCAAATAGAAGTGAAAAAATCTTTTGCAGGTTTTCCCATAAGTAATTTTTTTTCCGTTTCATCACCAACCTTTTCAAAATGAAGGTAAGGTTCCGAAATAATATTGAAATAGGGAAGGAGTGACTTCTCATCCGGTTCACTCACCATGCGAGTTTTTAGTAGTTTTAGATAACGTCCTCCATTCCTTGTACGTCCTATGGCAAATACTCCGTCTGCAAAGTTAGACAATATCTTACTTCCTGCCATATTGGTTTTAGACAAGGGCTTCCATTCCTCAATCTTAGGCGTATGTGCTATCACCATGATACTGATTTTTAGCTCACGCTTCAATCTAGTGAGACCGTCCATAATAACTCCGGCATACTCTGCTTCCGCTGTCTGGGTGGATAGATATGAAAGATTGTCTAGTATCATAATCTTTGCTTTCGTGTCAAGCAATTTATCCTTTATCCCTTCAATTACGTTCATGCTGAACTCTTCGCTATCCACGTTATCAGATATGGTGCATCTGACAAGATTTTTAGGGAACTTGGCATTTTTATACCTTCTTGCAAGCTGCCTGTCCGATAACTCAAAGTCGAAGTACAAAACGGTTTGAGGACTTACCTCCACCTCCGTACATTCGCTTTCCCCTTTGGCTATCTCGTAGGCTATCTGCGTGGCAAGAATGGATTTACCTATTCCGCTATCGGCAAATAAGAATACAAGCTCGTTCTCCCACCAAAAATCGCCCCAAAGCCTATGAATAGGAGGCTTCTTCTTACCGCCCTCAATGACTGACTGCATATCGGAAGAGCTGAACAATGGTATTTGTTCAACCATATCTCCATCATCGGGAATATCGCTACCTATTTGCTCAAACCGTTCTATGTCGGCTTGTATTTGCTCTTCTTCTATATAATTCATTGTTTTTTAAGCTCCGTTTTAGCGAATACTAAATTTTGTACTTCTTCTTCCCATATATCACCTTCGTTTCCTTCAAAGTCAAGGTAAACGGTATCATTCGGGCTTGCCCCATTGATGCTTGAAAATATTCCGACTATCTGCATGGGGATGGAAAGCCTTTCTCCCTGTGGGGAGCGGAATTTGATATGAACATAGTTGCCTATTTTTAAGTCTGTTGCTTTCATAATCTGATTTTTAAGCAAGGTGTGTCAGCGTTACTAACGCCAAACGCACCCGTTACCTTTTCTACACATGGCAGATAGGCTATTGAACAATCTCCCAATCATCGGCAAACACATCGCTAATAGACGGAACCCATGAATCAGCACGCCCGGTGTTCTCGTTGTAAATAAGGCATTGACTAGTATAGTCAATGAAACCCTTACCTTTCAGAATAAGGTCTTTTGCTGATTGCGGAAGAGATTGCATCTTGGGGATAATGTCGCTTTCGATATGCGCAGGCACTTGCTTAAATACCATTAATCCTTTCCGGTTCCAACCACTTCTACGAAGTGGATAACCTGCTTTGAGAGCCATAATAGCCATACCAAAATTCATCTTTATTACTTTAGCACCATCAGAACCTTGCATACGCTGTATGCAAGTATCAAGAAGCCGTATATAGTCAAACATAGTATAGCACTGCATTTCCAGTAAACACTTGTTGTATATATCATTAACTACTTCATCCATTTTCCCTGAATCTATGAAAGCGGCCAACTTTACATATCTTCCATTGAGTTCTTCGGCTTCTATCTGCATACGGTCAACTGGTGTTTCGGCAATATTATACGCCTTTTCAAACGTATCTTTAGGGCTCCAGCTTTCATACCCATCTTCATAACGTACATGATAGCCCTCATCATCAAAATTTTCCGTTGACGGTTTTTCTCTAAGAAGATGTTTTCCCCACGCATCACCTCTTGTCATAGGTTCTGCTTCAATATGTTTTGTTCCAATGTACTTTTTCATATCAATATGGATTAATTGTTTCTTGATTCATTAATTTAGCCATAAAATCATGCTTTTCTTGTTCGGTTGCTTTTCGCACATTACCTCCCCACATGAAATTTCTAAATCCTGTACTCTTTTTAATTTCCCCGTCATTCCAACCTATAAGAATACCATAACCGTCACCAGTCACGCATCCGTTATAAATGAAAACTCTTTTATCTATCGGATTGTACATTTCCGATTCTTTACTTGATGGGATTCCATACAGAAAATCACCAATACAATATTCTGTTTCTTTCATATTTTCTTATATTTAAGTCCGAAACAAACCTTAATCATAAGCCTTCTGAACAATCCTATTTTATCATAAACGGGAATACTTGACCTTGTCGGCTCATGCACAATATAGCCAATCACCTTAACCGGTTGTTTAATATAATAATTATCCATAATAATCAATTTTTAGCCCATTCGGACTTAGTTATACAATTCATTGACTTAAACCTGCCGGTCACTTTATTGTGACCGTATGAGTACACGTAGCAGATACCTTCTCCGGTGATATTTACAGTAGATCCACCTCCAACATACAGCTTGCACACATTCCCTTTTGAAACATGGAACTCAACCTTTGAAGCAAGCACCGTAGTAAGCGTGCAATCCTGCTCTATTTGCCCGTTAAAGTCCACATACAGGCACGAAGTATATCCGTCCTTGCTCCGCTTCCATTTACCATTAATATAGTCAGAAAACGTCCGTTTCATATACTGAATATCCATACCGAATCCAAAGCTATGAGCATCTGTCAACAGCTCTACACCGTTTGAATCCAAAGCTATATCCATTAACGCTTCCTTACTTGTCGCTGCGTCCCATTTATTCTTATACCCAGTGCAAAGACCGAGCATCATGGCATTACGTTTAAAAGAAAGCAAATCATTCATAAAATTGGAAATTTTTTTAGTTCAACTTCTATAAGTTCTTTTATCATCATTACGGCATTGTCTGAATCAGGAATGCTCTTATAAGTCTTTACTGATCGTATAATGTTACGTGCATGAATATGAGAATGCTTTTCTAACGCGCTGTACGACATCCCAAATCGGTCATGCGCAACCACAAACACGGCAGGTCTTGCCATTCTTTTTACGAACGGTATATTTGTCTTCCCTTCATATAAAGACAATGGAGATATGGGCGAATATTTATCCTTGCAGAATGCTTTGTTTACGCAATCGCACACAATACGCTCAACCTTTCTTATAACGTCCGATTTTAAGCAATTTTCTCCTTCTGACATACTTTTCTATTATTTTCTTTTGGTCTTCATTAAGAATTTCACCCATAACATACATATTGCCAATAGTAGCCTTTCTAAAATCCACTTCCTTTTTCCCACATTTACCCATATTACAATCTACACCTTTTGAAACATTCGGTATTATCACATGGGTATTAGTGCATCCTTTTACGGGTATCGCCTTAAAGCTAAGAAACATATTACCGTTTCTCACCTTAATGCATCCTGTTTCTACATCGGGAATAAAAAGCCCCTTTGTCACTTCTCCGGTCTGCTTGTCCTTGAATGACACCCATTTCACACCAGGATGCCGTTCCATCTTTATATAGATGTGATATACATTGTCCGGGTTATACCTGTCCTTCCTCGGTTTTAGTTCCATCGTCAAACATCTCCTCCGCTTCTTCTGCTATGATAGCCTTTTGTTCAAATTCCGCATTAGCTTTCAAGTCTTCTTCAGGCGGCGTAGTGTTCATTGCTTTATTCAAATCTTTCATCTGACCTTCCATCCACTTCATATAATTTTCGGCTTCTTTCTGTGCGTCGTTAATATCTGTGAACACAGTCATTGGCTTTATAAGGTTTGCTTCAGTCAACACCTTCATACCGTCCAAGAACTCCTTGTTGGTGGAAGTAGTTTCCCCGAACATTTCATTCTCCTTGCCTTTGATGGATTTCTTGAAGTCCACCATATACCTCAACCACGCATAGAGAGATGTTTCATGCACCACACCGTCCAATCCTACGGAATATGGGGTAGTGAATACCTTGTAACCTGTATAGTTTTTAAAGCAGATTCCTTGCTTAAACACCACAATCTCGAACGAACCGAAGTTCTCCCTCTCCAGCACATCACTTTCTTTGATGATGAACTCAAATCCTTGTTGTTCCTTGTTATTTGCCATACATTATTCCTCCTATAAACATAAATTAGCCTTAGCATTAACCGAAAGTTTTATAATAGAAGAATCTATAATTTTATCTCTTTCTATGCTTACATCAATACTATCAACGACATCTCTTCCTGTTCTCTCATATTCATCTATAAGGTGCGTTATTAAAATGGAAAGTTTTTTGTTTAACAGCTCATGCCGATTAATATTCAATTTTTCTTCCGCCTCGAACCTCTCAATTCCTTTTTCCTTTTCAAATAATGTCCCAATCATATTTTCTATATTTTCACATAATTCTCTATATCCGAGTTCCTTTGCTGAATAAAGCAAACAATTCAATGTGTCTGTAAATGTGTATGCTGCTTTTTTTTGCTCATTTCCCATTGTCACAAGAAGGAAATAGTCAGAATCAAAATCATAATCTTTTAAAGGCTCGTAAGCAAGATACCTATAATCAGTACCACATACATTCCTTACAATATAGCAATCAAAGAAATCCTTAGCTTCTTCACAAAAACTATAATCGTCCGAGCATTCATTTATCAACCAGTCAATCTGTTCTTTTGGGACAGACACTAATTTTCTTACGTGTTTTAGTCTATATTCCATATCTTACTCTTCTGTTTTAACCTTTCTACCCCTTTTCGGTCTGAACGCAGTCTTAGCGTCCTCAACCTCGATAATACACTCTCCCTCATCTTCAATTGTCGCCACCGCCTCATTCTCCTTCAACACTTCCTCAACAATCGGATTAGCCGCTTCCTCCGCTTCATCAACAACAGACTTCCCGAATCTCGGCTTCTCCTGGTTCATGTTCAGTTTCTGCATATCCATGGCGTACTGCAACTGGTACACCTTGAACTTCTCATCGTCCGAATCAATGATGTCGTCCGCTGCATCAGCATAGTGCATGGCGATAGTTCGTCTGTTTGCTTTCATGGCCATTCCCAACGCCTCTTCATCCACGTACATATACGGATGGATGGAGATAAGACCATCAATGGGAGAAAGCCGTCCGAATGTCTTCTTGTACTGGATAAGTCCGTCAGCCCTTTGTTCAACAATGGCATAGGCATTCATAAGGTTTTTCTTCTTGATAAGGGCGATAGCCAATATCCAAGTAAGCCCCAGTTCGGGATTGAACTTCTTGGGCAAATCCTTGCACTTCGCAAAGGATAATGCTTCCGATAAGGTTTCTGTTTCTAAAAACATAGCAATATAGAATTTAATTGTTATTCGTTAGGAAAAGTTTCGTCATATCCGAAGGAATGTCCGTATACGTTCTTGAACGTAAACGTCACCTCCTTGTATTTCTGCCCGTAAAGGGTGTCGCTTTTAGGCTCCGTGGCTCCTGAAAGGTACATAAGCACCTTTCTCTTTCTCGCTGTATCACGGTAGGCAATCTTGGAACCAGTAATGAAAGCCATAAAGTCACGGTAAGACTTATCATCCTTGGTATCATCCTCCAAGAATATCAATGTCAGTTTTATAGTTGTCTGCTTGTATGCCGGTGTGCTGGAAACATACACTTCAGCCTTGCTTGTCTCGGCAAAATCCTCTGCATACATATTTGTAGGCTCTCCATACGAATTAAGGCCTGTACATTCTTTATACCTCAAACCGAGAAAATCTGTTTCCAAGTCTTTCCAACCGGCACCAAGCTCACCGTAACGCATCATATAAAACTTATAGTCATTCATATTATAATATTATAATACACGCAAATATAATTAATTAAATTCATATATTAAAGCTTTACTTTAATATTTATCACTATGATATATTTAAATCCGTTTCAACATTAAGTTTTTAATCTTAAAAGTAAAAGAATACTTGAAGTATGCCTTGTATTGCATAGTACTACATCATTGCATATTAGACATACCCTATATAAATAAAGGAAAAATGTCTAATCCAAAACCCATAGAAAGAAAGTAACATAAAGAAAGAGTGAGCACAGCGAACACCTCACTCCCTTTGTTTATTTAAATAATCAAAGGGGAATAAAAGCAATCTGAATAGGAAAGCATCAACGCAAAACATGAATATCGATATAATGATAAATAATATTATTTTACATGATAAATTAAGTTGTGTATATGAAAAATTGCAACATTGCAAAGGCGTGAAAATTCAGAAAAAAAATAAAAAAAATCGGGAGAGGATGGATGTTTACGGATGCATTGGCATAGGGGGGGGTGGGGTATACCTGCAACGCATTGCAACGCTCGTTTGATTCGTTGTATACGGCTTTAATAAAGGCAATATAGGGCAAAGATAGGTGTAGGCGATACATTGTGAAGATGAAAGCAAAAGGGCTTAATATTGCACTGATTAGGCTTCTAATTGTATGTTATTTAACATGTAATATTTTTATGTTTGTTTACAAATTTAGTAGGTAAATATTTGGTAGAATGGTAACTTTTTTGCACCTTTGTATTGTGAAAAGGAAAGGATATCACATAGTACTAACACAAGATATCCGATTACTTTTCACAAGAATAAGCGTAAAGCGAAGCATGTACGCTTTATCCAAAAGCGTGTTATTAAATGTTGGAATAAAAAGAGAGCCTTAATACTGGAATATTAAGACTCTCAAAGGATCAAGATACTAAAGTATCCCATTCCATCACACGGAGCAAAGATACTTTTCTATTTCGGTTCTTGCAAATATTCTCCCATTTAATTTTCTTGGTTTACTGATATTACGATAGCATTCATCTATTGAGCGTATAGGCTGTATTTGGTATTAGTAGGCTATTAATCACGCTATAAGGTTGAATTTTAATAATTTAAATTATATAGCATTATGAAAACTTTAGCCGTATTATTAATAGTAGCAGGTTGGTTAACTCCTATTTATCTACTTTCTTCTTCCTTGGCTTTGGCTTATGGGTTGTTATATGGTGTTTTCTGGATCGTGTTTGTTATTGTGATGGCAACAAAGGAGCGTGAAAGAGAGGAACGGAGATTTGAAGAAGAATGCAGGATGGAACGAATAGCGCACGAACGCGAACGTAGGCGTAGGCAAGTCTACTATAGTAAACGAGGTTATATTATACGCGTATACTGATTATATACGAATCGTTTAATAAGAAGAATAATACAAGGAGGATATAATTATGAAAGCAATGAATTTCTACACCGCAAACGGTTGGGCTGGTTCAAACTATGACAGCAAGTTATCAACAAAAGAGATCGCCGCAAAGGTTAGATCTTATGCAAAGAAGAATTTCCCGGAGTTTAAATTCTCTGTTCGCTCTGAATGGAGCATGTACACTGATTCAATGTATATCGAATTAAAATCCGGTCCTTGTGTTCCTTTTGTTGCAGGATCAAGAAGCGCGGAACGTGGTTATATGTCTACAATGTCAACCGTAAAAGGCTGGGAAAATGAGTTAACGCCGGAAATGTTCAAGGTGTTGGACGCTGTTACAACGTATGCAAATTCTTTCCGTTACGATGATAGCGACGGTATGCAAGATTATTACGATACTAATTTTTATTTGAAAATCAAAGTTAGCGACGAATATAAGGTTATAGAGCCGAAGGCAAAGAAAAGCAGCGTTAAGCCTGAAAAGGTTGAGGAAGCCAAAGAAGTGGAAGCCGTGACGGTTGAAGATCTGGAAATGGTGGATTATTCCGAAAAAGCTATTGCGGTGTTTGGCGATACGAAGGCTATCAAAGAGCAATTAAAGGAATTAGGCGGACGCTTTAACCCGGCTTTAAACTACAACGGGGAAAAGCGTGCCGGATGGATATTCAGTAAGAAGAAAGCGGACGAAGTGCGCAACCTGATGGCTTCCGAAAAGGTGGAAGCCGTGGAAGAACTTCCGGCGCCTTCTGAAGAAATATACATCCCGGAATTAGAGGAAGAAACGAAACAACCGGAGAAGTTAGGTAATATCCATTTAATCGAAACGGGCAACTTTAACGGCGTGCGCTATTACAACATTGAAGGCGCTGGAATCATAACCAGTGCGAAAGTACGCGAGGGCATACAGCCGGGCGATGTTTTCAACGTATACACAGCAGAGGATCGCAAATACGGCGTAACCTATGACGGTGTAAGCCTGGAAAGCAGTTTAAAAAACGATCTGCCCGGTATAATTGAGTTTAACGGCAAAATAGAATCGGGCACTCTTAGCGCTTCATCACATTATACCCCGCTTGCTGAAGGAGTGGAATTTTATGAGAAGGAAGTAAAGGGAAAGCGTTACACCGTCAAGGACAAACCGTTAAATCTTGGATATTACGGCATATTAGATAATTTGGACAACTGTATAATAGAATGCTATCCGACTAAGGAAGAAGCCGAAAAAGAGGCGGAAATACTTAACGGGTTTACGGATGGTAACGGACGATTAAAGACGGTCATTTAATTAGCTGAATATGGTTTTGTTGGTTTTGTTATTCGGTGCTGTGATATTCATTTCCGGCACCGACAGGGATAAGCTACGCGAATTTATAAACAAAAGTGATGAATCAGATAAATAATAATAATATGAATAGCGAAACGATCATAATGCTTAAAAGGGAGTTACAAGCGTATTATAACAATGCGAGTAAAGGCGGTGCATACAGACGTAGAAACATGATACTGTTACGTTGGGACATTCGCAAACTGGAAGAATCGAACAAGGTTAACATCGGAATGTGCAAAGACAAAATACAATAAAAATATATTGCCACAATTAGCATAAGAGCACGTTGAGGTTACGACCAGCGTTCAAATGATGCCCCGGCAGTAATACGGCTGCCGGGTAGGCGATAGGTAAGAATGAACGAATAAATTTAATTAAGGAGGAAATAATATGTTCATGATTTGCGTCTTGATTTGGTTAGCTGTTGGAGTAGGTAAGGAGCTGACAGGAAATAACGGTTTTTAATCCGAATTATCCGCCAAAGGTTCAACGCCTTGCAAGTGGTGCAAGTTCCATGGGCGGAACTATTATTTATAATTAAATGATTGAATTATGAAACAAATTGCAATTTTGGCTTTATTATCATTGAGCCTATCATCATGTAGTGAATACTTCGATAAACAACATAATGATAATGAACTAAAGAAAAAGTATTCTTTCGCATTAAATTACTATGTTGAAAGATTGTCCGAAACCGGAAATGAAATGGCTAAAATTAGCTATTATAATTGTCCGTTATTTGAATCATATAGAGATAGTGTGAACAAATACACAAGACTTTTAAATGAACTTGATTACTAACTTAAAAACAAAAGAATATGGGAACGAACAAACAACTAAGTATTAAGCAAATAATTTGCTATAACATTATAGCAGCCGAAAAAGTTGCCGGGGATGTGTGTCAAGGTCTTGCCATCAAGCTGGCGAAAGCGTTTATATACGATAGCCGTGATATTGATGCCGATGAAATCTCATACATTAGCCAACAATGCGAAATTGCGCTTCAAAATATATCCGAATTAGGGCTTACAGAAGCCAAGAACAACGAAACGAATAATATAATAGCGAATTTAATCTAAGGAGGGGAAATTTATGAAAGTAGTAGAATATGGTCGTGTATCCACTGACAAACAAACATTGGAGCAACAAAACAGAACCGTCCAAGAATGGTTGAAAAGAAACGGTTTAAAATCCGACATTGTGATAACGGAAGAAGGAATATCCGGCGGTGTAACCTATAAGAAACGGAAATTAGGAACTGATGTACTTCCATTACTGGAGGCTGGAGACATGCTGATAGTAGCCGAAATTTCCCGTTTGGGGCGTTCTATGAGCGATTTAAACAAACTTATCAATGATGAACTAAAACCGCGTAAAATTCGTCTTGTAATCGTCCAAATGGGCATTGATTTGAATTGTGGTATGATAAAAGCGATGGACGAAATGATTTTGTTCGCTTTCTCCTTTGCTGCGGAACTCGAACGAGAACTTATACAGGAACGAACTAAATCAGCATTGGAAGTAAAGAAAAAACAAATTGAGGAAAACGGTTATTTCATTTCCAAAGCTGGAAACAAATGTACATCATTAGGCGGTACTACATCAGGTCAGGCAAAAGGCGGTAAGGCGAACGGGGAAAAGCGGAGGAAAGAAGCGATGAACGATGAAAAAAACAATATGATAGCCGCCATGTTGGAAGGCTGCAATACTCCGCAAGATATTGACAAGGTAGTTGAACGATTGAACGCAAGGGGTATTTTGACAAAGACCGGGCTGCCCTTTACCCGAAATCGCCTAACTGCCCTACGGACTAAGATTAATAGACGCACTGAATATATTCAAAGTATGCTTTAAAACATACTTTGTGAAACGAATTACTGATTTGTGAACGATATATCAAAAAGTTATGCTATTTTTGTTCCAAATAATTAAGAATAATATGACAAAATTTGACAAACAAAAGCTGACCGAAATTGTTTTGTATATTCTAAACAAGACAAAAGGATTGGATTATTATCACGTATTCAAAGTGATATATTTTGCAAATATTTCATATCTGGCAAAGTATGGTTTCCGCATGACTACTGATGAATTTTGTGCTTTGCCTGACGGTCCGGTTCCTTCTATTCTATATAACTGCATCAAGAACGATTGTTATTGCGACAAAGAACTTAAGGCCATGATAGACGGAAGCGTATCAAAGGGAGACTGTGATGCGTATTATATGCTGACTGCAAAAAGGGAGGCTGATTTGGATTACCTGTCAAAAGCCGATATTGAGGAAATCGACAGGTCAATAGAAAAAAACGCCTATTTGCCATATGGAGAGTTAAGAGAAAAATCACATGGAGAAGAATGGAACAGAGCTTATAGCAATTCAGGGAAAAAAGTAATGGACGTTTTAGGTATGGCAAAAGACGGAATGGCTACCAACGATATGTTGGATTATATTAAAGAAAATCTCTCCATAGAATCCGCATTATTATGACAAGCATAGGAGATCTTCTTGGTGACTTGGGGGACAAGCTCATACAAAACAATATAAAAGTTGGGGATGTTTATATGCTTGCACTTGACGGTAGTAATGGCATAACCCCAAAAAACGGAGACAATACACGTGATAAATTTTTCGTAGTGCTTGGCTTTGATGAAAACGGAGACATAATAGGAGGTTTGGTAATAAATTCTAAAATAAACCGTAATCTCCCTGATATTCTGACTGATTATTATTTGCCCATAACGGTAAAACAGTGTCCATTCCTGTTATACGATTCATTTGTCAACTGTACCAATCTTATAAGAGCTAAAAGGGATAAATTCAACAGGAATACTTATAGAGGAAATATCAATAACAAAAGCGAATTGATGAAGCAGATTATTGAGACTGTAAAAGAAAGTCCTACTATAAGTAGAAAAATGCTAAAAGAATTTGGCGTTATCAAATAAGATTTTCCCCACCGAATTATTTTGGTGGGGATTTTTGTGTTATATAGCATATTCTTTTTCTTGACACGAGACTTAATTATTATATATTAGTTTATTAATTTTGCAGCGTTTTAATAAAAAGTTATATAATCATGAAGAAAATTTTGTTTTTACTGGCAATGTTGCCTATGTTGGTGTTTACCGCTTGTTCGGATGATGATGAAAACAGCTTGTCACTGGATAAGTCGGAAATTTCATTGTATTATGAGGATGAGATTAAGTTAATCGCTTCCGATAATGTTACATGGAGTTCAGAGGATGAGTTTGTGGCGAAGGTTAGTAGTAACGGTATTGTTGAAGGCGGTCATGTTGGAAAAACTTTTATTGTAGCTTCCAATGGTGCTGAAACTGTAAAGTGTGCCGTAGAAGTGAAACCGAAATATAATACATTTGTTGAACCTGTGTTGGACTTTGGAGCAAATAAGGCTGATATAAAGGCTAAGGAGAAAAGGGAACTTGTAACTGATAATGCTACGTCCTTGGGATATAAGGATAGTAAGGATGGTGTTGCTATCATATACACATTCAAAAACGGTAAGATGAACGCTTGTGGATTTGGATTGCAATATAAATACACAGATGATATTATGGATTTTCTGTTGGAAAGATATGCTCCTGCTACAATGAATAATGATAAAGACATGTTTATTTTCGTAAACGGTATGTCTGGCAAGTGGGATATGATGGTTGCTCTTACGGTTCAGAGCGGAATGATACAAGTAATGTACGCACCAAAAGACGCTACATCTAAGAGTATTTCAAATGAAGTTCCTAATATGATGGAACATGCGAGAATGATATTGGAGTAATTGGAGTTAATAAAATTAATCTATAAAGCCACGGTAAACCCTATCGTGGCTTTTTTATGTAAAAAACATACAGTAAAGTTTTGCCGTTACAAAAATTATGCGTTACTTTGCAGTGCTTAATACAACATAATAATTCTTGGGCAAAATAAAGCGAATACATTTTGTACAAGATATTGGGAAACCCTCTAAGGTGGCAGAAAGGAAACAATCTGCAACTTCTATGCCCTGCGTATGTTGTGTTAAGCACACCTACGGAGGGTTTCTTTTTATCATATTCGTTATAAATATGCTTAACACAACGAATGAACTGATTCCTATTAGTGATAACAACGGTAAGAAAGCCGTTAATGCACGTGATTTACATGCTTTTCTTGAAAGTAAAAGAGATTTTTCAACGTGGATTAAAGACCGTATTAAATCTTATGATTTTATTGAAGGTGTTGATTATCAATCATTCACCGAAATTGTGGAGCGAGAAATAGGAGCTACGACACGAATCGAATACGCTCTCTCAATCAGCATGGCAAAAGAACTATCCATGATTGAGAATAACGAGCGTGGGAAGCAAGCGAGAAAATACTTTATCGCATGTGAGGAAAACAAGCACGAGCTTTCCCGAAAAGAACTTGCCTTAATGGTGGTTCAAGCCGAAGAAGAGAAAGAACGCTTGGCTTTGGAGAATGAAAAGCAGCAGAAACAAATAGAGAAACTCCAGCCCAAAGCCGACTTTGCTGACAAAGCCTTTGCGATGGAAGGAAAGTGCGACATAGGACAGGCAGCAAAGATACTCGGGCTACCTTTCGGAAGAAACACTCTTTTTAAGAAGTTAAGAGAGTTGGGAGTATTCTTTGCCAATCGCAATGAACCAAAACAAAAATACATTGATGCAGGATATTTCGAGATGAAAGAAAAGCCCGTCCCACGTGAAAATCACCCTGGATTTATAGTAATGGTAGTGCTTTGCACGCAGAAAGGTTTGGCTTACATCAATCACCTGTTTGGTGGTAAACCGTCTGACGGAAAACTTGCGAGAATAGTATAATCAATCAAACATAGTGTATGATTATAGCACTTCATTGACATGGAGTGCATAACTTTCACACCCAAAAACGCAACATTGTTAATTTTTAGAAGTATGGAAACAAATAACGAAAACAAGAAAGAATACGATTTTACTTCACTTACTAAGTATTTTAACGAGTGGCAATCACCCAAGCAACTTGCGGATGATATAGCACGTGTGCTTTTCAATTATGCCACACTGATAGACTGTAATACCATAGATGAGTTCAAAAACGATGTGGTTACACTGCAATGTATCTACAAAGAAATAAATAGGATATCCGAGAAATAGTATTGGATTATGAATATTGCCACATGTTAGTATAGACACACGTTGAGGTTTCGACCAACGTTCAAATCAAAAGGCACTTTACTTATTGCAAGTGGAGTGCCTTTCATTACAGGCACAACGATATCACCCTTGCCAACACGACAAAGGGTATCAGTCTATAAATGAACCTCTCTATACGTTCCATCGCATCACAGCAAGTAAACGACAGAAATACCAGTGAGGCACATCATCAGCATGTTCAAGCAATATGTTCAACTTATCTTCTTCCATATTCTGTTAACATAAAAAAAGCGGTAAAACCCGTTGGGGATTACCGCTTAATGCTAAATAGTTACTTTATTTTGCGTTTTTGAATATTTAATTTTATCTTTGCGCCATGAAGATAGCCCTTGATACATTGAAAGGCTACGTTGACCGTAGCTCACTAGTGTAGATGTATGGGGGGTATCTTTTTTTGCACCTTTAGATTGCAGAACAAAACTACAATTCGAAAAAATTATTTATCAATCTTTTTCATTTCCTTTGCTGTCATTTTAAGAGCTTTTTTAATTATAGGCAATTCTTTTTCTTGTGGCAACTGTTCAGGTTTGCGCCCAGTATTTTGTTCTACTATATTTCGGACTTGTCTTCCAACAGTATAGTGTGTTTGTTCTAAATTAGCTTGTCCAGATATTTGTTTACTCTTTATAAGCTCTTCGGTTTGGGTAACACGGAATAGATTGGCAGCAAGTTCGGTACGGCTCATTCTGTCAAATAGCTTTCCTTTTTTAACGCCACGTTTCTTTTCAAGCTTCCACGATTCCATATTATACATACCCAGATAACCTGCATTTTGAAACTTTGCATAATCAGTAACATTTGCGGCTTTTGCTGTTGAAGCGAGAGATTTGTTTCCATCTGCAAGTTCTTCACGTATTAGCACGCGGTCTATTTCCTGATTGTTTTCAATGTATAATTCAAATTTTCGTGTTTGCTGTGCGAAATAAGCTTGCGCCAATGCTACTTCTGGCTTCTTTGGATCGCCATTCATAGCAGCAAGATAACACGCAAAACGTGTAAGTTTGAAGTCTTGGAACTCAACACCATTATTATTGCGTTTCACAGCTATTATATTTTCATAATGAGGAATGTTGAGCGAAACAAAAGCCTTTGTCGCGCGGTCAAGAACTTTACAAAATGCTTTCATATCATTATATCCAAGCATAACCATTACTTCTGAGGCCCACCAATAAACGATGCCGTTTTGGTTTTTAAAGTCTTCAAAAGAAAGAATCGCATTGTTGTTTTCTTGTTCCATTTCCATCTATAATTTAAAATTCGGCTCAAAGATAGAATAAAGTATTTGTTATTCCAATAATATCATATAATTAAGATATATAATTTTATTGGATTTATGTATATAATTTCACGACTATTTTGTAAAAACGGTAATTCCAACAAGTCAAAGAACGCTTCTGTTCGATTATTATTTTTCCATTCCCTTTCTGCAATGTTCACATAAGAACTTTTTGGCTACAGGGAACATCTTTTGACCGACATATCCACTGAGATATTGCGCTTCCTCTCCATAAGGATCAATCCCGAAAGCCTTGGAGATATGCCGGCACAAATGACCTTTTTCGTGGTCCCACGAATTTTGAAACTCTTCGGGGGTAGAGGTTAGTGAGATAACCATTACTGTCTCTCTTCTCCTGTAGTCCGAATAGGTTAGACCGGTATTCATTCTGCCTTCAGTCAGATTGCGATACGCACGCTTGAGGGAATCCCCCCTGCATCCTATACGGTACAGGTCCATAATGATCCGATCCGCCCAATAGGTGTGTACCGCATAATACACTTTGACGTGCCAGTCCCCATATTTTGGTATGTAGAACTCCTGAACAATCATATCACATCCGACCAGATTACAGGAATCCCTTTACCTATACAGGTGGCAAAGAACTCGTCAAACGCCCTGCAAGGATCGCCATCAATATCATCAAGGTAGCACTTTATATGCTTGCACAAATGTGCCTCGTCAACCAATGATTTTTTATAGAAATCCGCTTTCAGCATGTTTGCGACATAAGCAACGTCATAACCCTTGTCGTGCTCGATGGTAATTCCGTTCGCTTTCAGCATATCGTCCACTTCGTCTTTGCTCCACGGCTCCAACTTTTTTTCTTTACCCGTGGTTTCGTCTTTCACTTTCATTTTTGAGACGGCCCATTCATAAAGTTTCTTGCTGAAATGAAAGCCGTATGCTTCCAGATATTCCCTCATGCCAGATGGGAATCTGCTGTATGTATCCAATCTCTGTTCCATAACCTTTGTTTAAAAAGAGGGGCATTCCACCCCTCCACCATTAATAAAACTCACCGTTGGCGCGTCTGCGTCTGCGTTCTCCCATGTCATCCATGCGGGGATATTCAGGGAAATAGCCGGGATATCTGCGTTCTCCCATACCTGATCCTGAATAATTTCTTCCGCCATCACGGAAGCCCATGTCTCCATGAATCTCTCTCATGGCCTTTTCGTAACCGTGGCGGCAGCCTTCCTTGTAGGCTTCTTCCACCTCGTCACCTCTCATTCCGAAGCCGCGTCCGTAATCGTCACGCCCTTCTTCTAATATTTCCCACATTCCCATAATCATTTCTTTGTTTTGGATGTTTCAACCACTCCGAGCTGTTCCATAAGCCGTTTGTTCAATTCCATAAGGTCAGACATGTTCTTGCTCATTTCCGACATTTGCCCTTTCAGAGAGGATATTTCCTGCTCCTGACGTTGTTTCTCGGCAAATTCAGGGTTCAAGAGCGTAAGCATCTTGTCACACCCTGCAATGACGGAATTGTGAAAATCCATGCTGTTGATGATGTCTATGCTTTTCTGTTTCATAGAAGCGACCTCGTTATTCATCGCATCACGTGAGCATGACACTACGATATTGCCGTTCTGTCCGAAGTCGGCTATATCCATGCCGGCAGGAAGATTTTGGAAAGTCGTGTTCTGCCCGTTGATACAGACAACAACATCCACAACCATTTCCATTTGGGGCAACTGTCCCATAGGGGATGCCATAGGATATTTCGGCTTGGGAGCGGAAACGCTGACTACCGGGCCGTATTCGATAAACGGGTTAGCATCCTTATGAAGTATATATAACTGGTTATTGGTACGAAGTGATTGAAACATATTGGTTTAATTTTAATAGGGTGCCAAGAACCCCGGCACCCGTGTTAACTACTTGCTTTTGCTTGACATTGCTTCTGCCGTTGCAGCCGGAGTAGCGGTAGGTCTGTATCCGCCATTAACAAGGAACAGCTCGTTGGTGTATTTGTTATAGTGGATTTCATAAATACCGGTTCCGGCAAGGTTGGCAACCGTAATAGGCTCGTTGTTGTAAGCTAACAACGGTCTTGTATCCCCGTTGGTCCCTATCAATATAGGCAGCGTGGCAGTCGTGCCGGCAGGGATCGCCTGACGAAGATTGACATAGAACCCTCCGACATAATCCCTGTTGCGGAACGCATGGTTAGGAAGCTCCAAAGTCACATTCTCAGTACCGACTGTTACAGCCACCGTAGGAAGAGTGTTGTAATTCACTCTGCCAAGGGAGGGAAACGGGAACGGAAATCCTGTAAAAAAGTTAGGCCACATATCTACCTCCTTTCTCACCGGATTAACCCCAGTAGTTATTGCAACCGCATCCGTAACCACCACGGCCATATACAGCATCACCTGCATAAGCACCGTATGCTGCGGCACGATATGTATCCACGTTCACACCTACAATATTAGGGTATTGTACCGGGACAGTGTTAGGTAATTTACATTTTATACCATCAACATCGCTCTGCAATGCCTGCAATCCGGCTGCTAAAGGAGCGATCTGTTGTCCTACCGCACTCAGGATAGTGGCGTTCTGGTTACGCTGAGAGATTTCGGCTGTCAAAGTAGCCTTTTCCGCAGTAAGAGATGCGATCTTGTCCTGCAATGCCTGATTCTGAATAGCGTCAAGTTTGGCAAGGATGGCATTCGTGTTGGCTGTCGCACCATCACGCAATGACAATGTGTTCTGGTTAGCAGTGTTGACTAATGTGTTAGTCTGGTTGCACATTGCAAGCTGGTTCTCGTATCCCTGTGTGGTTACAAGCTGTTTCATGTCGCAGCAACAGCTACAGATCTGAGATGTCAGAGCGTTGTTACCTTGCATGATCGCAGTGAGGATACTGTTGGTGTTCTGGCCCATTTGGTTGCCGAGACCGCAGATAGCCTGTGATACAGAGTTAATACCGGCAAGGATTTGGTCTGATGATGTGTTCACAGCTTGTGCTAATGCTGCAATGTCGACACCGTTTCGGTTAAGTGTCTGCATGATCATTTCTCTTCCTTCGTTCGCTCCTTGGTTGTTGTTGCCACCAAATCCGAAGTTCCCGTTACCGAAGATGGCTGCAATCACAATCAATGCGATGATGTCCTGAAAACCGCCATTGTTTCCGAAGAAACCTCCGTTTCCGTTTCCTCCCATCAGCCCCATCAGATAGCCAGTGTCAATTCCACGGTTCTGCAAGGACGGAAGAATGGACGCAAGCAGGCCATTGTTTGCGCCGGTTCCACCGTCTTGGTTAAAAACATAAGTTCGTTCCATAAGTATTTGTATTTTGTATCCGGTCAAAATCGACCGTGCACAAAAGTATATAGATCATAACTCATGGAAAATCAGTTGTTTCCCAACAAATTCTTTATATCGTCCCAATATATTCTCATCATTTTCCCACTCTCCATCCTCTCATGGAAATTGGATATCATGTAGTTGACAGCACGTTTGGTCTTATGGATATGAGCGGCTATTTGTGAAGGGTACATACCGCTTTCGAAAAGAAAAAATACAAGAAGATACCGGGCATCCACTGTTTCCATATTCTTATCAGACGATAATATTTGGTCTACAGACACTTCTGTTTCTTTTGAAACAATATTAATTATTTTGGCAAAGATTTCTGACTTGCACATGTTTTTTCTAATTTTTTATTCTTATCTTTGCCATGCCATATAAAACAAGATATATCGATGAACAAAGCATAAGACATTTTGTTGAAGATATTTAGCCTCCAACGTGCAGTGTCTTATGCTTTTATCATGTTTTTATGTGGCAATATTAATATGAGCGTTGGGGGCTTTTTTTTGATTCTAAGCCCCTGAAAGAATTACTTTTATTAAATGAGTTTTTCTATTATATGCCACACTTCTACCTGTGGCGGATAATACTTGATGTTGCTATCTCATCTTTTTACCTCCTTTCTGTTGATTACCATATCCTATAACTTATTCCTGCGATAACCGCAGGAGAAAAGCCATCCTTGCCAAATCCATAACCGGCTGTTATTCCCAGCCCCCATCTTCTGGGTTTTATCTTCACCGTGTGATAGATATCGTTTGTTACTGTCTGTGTTTTAGAGCAAACATAGATACTATCTAGGTTAGGTCTGTAACCACTCACATAAGCGATGTAATCACTATCTCTGTATATCTTCTGCTCAACAGGAAGAATAGTGTCTCCTACATGGATTGTATCACCATCATGCCAACATAGTATTGGAGAAGGAAGATAATACTTTACAGTATCTCTCTTTACAATGATACTTGTACTGAACACCGTATCCGTTCTTGCCTCTATAACTGCTTCGGGGGATGGCTTTACAAACCATCCTAAACCGAAAGCGAGTACAATTATTAATATATAAGGAAGCCATTTCATATTATTGTATTTAAATAAGTACCAATAGCAATGCTATCGCTATCGCAATCCATATATAGATCCTTTGTTTCATAAACTTAACACTTGTTTTCTATTGGCACCGTCAGCTCGATAACTGACGTGCACCCATGCAAAATTGCTTTCGTTAATCAATTGATCATAGGGCAGGTTCTTGCGGATATATTCAAACAACAACTTGTTTTGCTGACGGTCTCCAGTATCAATATCAGCAGCTTCCCCTTTCATGTGCTGAGAAGACTTACTTCCCTTGACGGCCGCATTAAGTTTCGGGCAGCGATAACCACTGTTTACTGTTATAGGCTTTCCCCACCATGTGCGTAACGGGTCCAGTACGTTATCCACCAAGGCAGTCAGAGCAGTCACATGCTCCTGTCTGCATCTGTTGTTGATACCCAAGCGGTCAGCAGTCGTTGACTTGCAGAGTTCCGCAATTGTAAAATACTTCACTTCTTTTCCTCCTTCTTGTTTTCATTATCAAACAATATCTGAGCCATGATCTTGGCAATATCATCCTTGTTCTCGATAATCACACTCATTGTGTTTTCTGCCTTGCGCAACTCCGCTTTTTCCCATGATTTTTCACGAACTGATTTAAACTCACAGAAAATGCAATAACCCGTCCAAATCATTGAAAAAACAGGAAAGGGGATAACCACACAGCATAACAGGTCAATGAAGCACAATTCTATGAACGGGGTGAAATACTTCTTCGCTTTGACTGCTGTTTTCTTATACCCCGTGGATGTTCTTGCCTCCCCCCGTTGCTTGGCTTTCATTACTCCCGTGATAAGGTCTACTAACATAGCCCCCATTGTAGCCGCAATACACAAGGCTATAAGCACAATATGTATCATCATGTGCTCGTTGATAAAATTGTAAATTACATCTTTCATTACTTACTCTTTTTATAGATTAAAGTTAGTCACTTATGAATACTCTTAGTCCTGCTCCCCTTGAATTTGAATTTGGCGCGAATACACGGTCTATTCTATCTGAAATAATCTCCAAATATCCCGTCTGCGCTTTCAATTCAATTAGCATGGGGTTTGTTTCAGCTTGTGATTCTAAACTATATCGAGCGTCTAACAGATTTCTGATAGCTGTTATATCAGTAGTTTGCTGGTTTACAAAGAACCTGATAGAATTCAGTAATGCCTCAAGTGCCTCGGCAGTAGTCTCTGTTATACCTTGTATGCTTTGGGTGAGAGCGGATAAATTTGCTTTACCTCCGGGTTCCCATCCTATTTGGTTAAAAATTTCTTCTGCCGCCTCGTTATATTCACCAAACACTTCCTTCATCTTGTCAGACCAGTCTTTGATGGCTTCGGTATTAATATCATTCGGCTTTAAAAAATCCGTATATGCTTTTTGAAGCCTTTTGTATTCCTCACTATTTTCTATCTCATCAGCAGCGGCATTTGCCTTTTTTGCGACACTTTTTATAACCGAATTATTGGCTGTGTTTCTTAGCCTGGTTATTTGGGCTTGAAGTTCAAAATACCTTTCTTGATCTTCTTGCTCCATATCTGTTCTTGTTGCAATTAAGCTGTCAAATTCTTCAAACATAGGTTTTAAGAACTTGTCAGATAATCTTAGAAGTATCTGTTGTTTCACATAATTTTCCATGAAATCATCAAAACTGTCTTGAAGTCCAGATAAGCCATCCCCTGTTTCTTGAAATGCTTCCAACCATGCCGATGCAAAATTCTCAGCCAATGTTTTGAAATTTTCATCGGAGCCTACACCGCCAAGTTCTGCTATCATGTCATTAGCACTGTCAGCCAAAGTATCCCTAAGATCTTCAATCTGTTCCTGCCATTCGTTTATTTTATCCCAGTCAGTATCTTTCTTGTCTCTTTCGGCGGCTATCATGGCATTGAGAGATACTATCTGTTTGTTTATGTTCTCATCAAGTTCATTCCCATATTCTTGTAGCTTTGTTATATCCCATACATTGTCTATACTCTCTTTTAGCTTGTCGTATTCACGTTCCAGCTTCTTTATCTTTCTTTCATGTCCTTCTATTTCTTTTTGCAGTCTTGCATCATCCGATCCGAACAAGGCACTTACTGTTTTTGCCAAGCCCATTGCCGCTTGAAGATATCCAACCGGACCTTGTGCTATTCCTGTTGCTATTTGTGCTATACCTCCTGCCGCTTCTGCCGTGCGGTTGATAACGTCTTTTGTACCATCAGACATTGAGCCGAAAACATTTTCAAGGTCACTGGCAATTTGTGGCAATGCGGATGAGAATTCTGAAAAGATCCTTCCTGATTCTCCGATTTTATTTTTCAGAGTGTCGCCTAGATTTTGCCCATTCCTGATTTGTTCGGCGGTTTCTTTTGATATTTTCTTTTCAGCGGTAAGTTGCTTTAGTATTATATCAAGTTTGGATTTTTCTGTTTCGAGCTGAACTGACAATTGTCTGGCTTCTTTAGAAAGAATGCCAGACGTTGCTACTGCCGCATTATATTCTTGCCGTTTCTGTTCGACAATTTTCGATTGTTCGTTGCTCAGGCTTGTATAATAGTCAACCGCATTGTTGGCTCTTATGTTTTCCTCTTCAAGTTCCTTTCTCTCTTTTAGGAACTGAATATACTCTTTCACTCCCGAAGTAAGACCGATGAAGGGATTTTTTTTAGCAATCATTTCATCAATTTTCTCTTGTTGGTTGATGATTGCTTTCAGTTGGTCAGCCGGAAGATCCTTCAGATTCTCACGCAAACTCATAAGTTTGTCACGCATTGCTGTGAGCATACGTGTGGATGCACCTTCAATGTTCTCGAACATTGAGATATACATATCCGAATTTTGGAATTGTTTCCATGTATTCTCGTCAGACTTCTTGTTGTACTGACTTGTAAGGTTGGATTCATACAGCGTTTTTTGTTCATCGGTTAGTTTAGCTCTTTGTATTTTAGCTCTTTCCTCATAATACCATCTGTCAAGTTGCAACCGATCTGTGAGTTGTGATTTGTAATTCTTAGTTAGTTCGATAACAAGGTCTTGGCTTTCCTTTATGCGTTGCTGTTCAAGCTTCTTTATTGCATCTTGATAATCTTTGTATTGTTGAGTATTCGGGTCTTTGTATGTGTCACCGTACTTTGTTTGAAACTCAATTTCAATCCCTTTCTGCACATCATCCAACGTCTTGGCAAGTCCGGGGAACAACTGTTGAACCTCCGCTTCGGAAAGTCCTGCATCTTTCAATTTCTTGTGCAAGTCCAATCCGTTGAACATGGATTCAATGTTATCTTTAGTTTTGTCTAGCTGCTTTTTAAAATCATCTGCATCCTTTTCGTCAAACAAGACATTAGCATCTTTTTGTGCTCCTATCTTCTTCCTAAAGTCAGTAATAATCTTTGCAAGTTCCTGCAAAGCCTTTGCCGTATTTTCCTTATTAGGCAAGAATGCTTCCCCTATGATATTTTTAGGCATCTGAACATCTTTCAATTGTGAAGCATAACGCTCCATAACAGTCATAGCTGCCTTATCACTGCCCATTACCTTATTCAGCTTCTCGTATTCCTTGTTAAGTTCTTTAATAAGAGAAATGCGTTCTGCTAATATGTCACGTTCATGTTTGGGGTTTGATTGAGGATCTTCTTGATTTATTCCTGGTCTAAGAGGAACTTTTATATCTCCCAAGTTATATATATCGTATGCAAGTTGCTTCTTTATATCAGACCATTGTTTGGAAAAATCTCCTTTATCTATTAAAATCTTAAATTGTTCTCTTGTCTTATTACCTTTTATTACCTCATCATTTACGGAATCAAAGATTTCACGTATTTCTTTAGTCGCTTCTTCTTTATCTTTCTCCAAATCTTTCTTTGTTCCAAGAAATGAGCTGGCGATAGAACTTTTCTTACCTGCAAAAAGAACACCGTTCTGTAACTTCTCCAAGTAGTCTGCAAGTCTTTTGTAGTAGTCAATTAAATTCTCTCCTTCTTTCTTTCCTTTTACTAGTTCTTGTATGTATTCTTTTGCTCCTTTGCCTAAGGAGGTTGATTCTTCTGAAATCCTTAATAATTCAGCTTGTATTTTGTTACCCTTCGCTATAAAGTCATAGAAAGCGTTTTCGTATTCGTCTAAATCTGTTTCAATATCATCATTACCTATCAGCCATCCTTTCTTTCTGTTTTCTGCATAGTTGGCTTCAATCTTCCTAATATCTTCCAAGAATTCTGTATATTGTTTTTTATACTCTTCAAACTGTTCTTTTGCTTCTTTTTCTGATATATTAGGCTTTATCTCTATTTCAAATCCTTCATTATTCATCTCTTTTACAAGGGATGATAACGCTTTTTTTGTATCATTTTTAGCTATTTCATCTATTTCTCCTATTCTTAACTGAGCTGTATAATATTTATTGCTACTTTCTCGTAACATTTTGTTGTATTGAGAATGCACATTCCACAACTCATTAACAAGTTGTAAAGCTGTTCCAAGTGCTATTAACGGAAATGATGTTTTGAACGCTAATCCCAAAGAACGTAATGCGGTTTCTGCTTTTGTAAAAGCAAAGGAAAGTAAACTAACCCCATTTGCAGCGGCTTTTATCTTAGGGAGTAAAACCATTGAACCAACTACAATGCCAAACGCTTTTGCCACTTCGACAACTGTTTCCCAATTATCAATCAATACCTTAATAGAATCAATAGAGCCTTTCAGTGTATCTTCATTAGCCTTACCGATTGAGTTAAGCATTACATCGATACTGTCCTTCAAGTTGGAAATTTTACCTTGTAAAGTTTCGGCTTGGATTTCTTGCATATTGTAGAAAATACCCTCTTTGGAAGTCAAGTTTTCAAACACCTGTTCAACATCCTCAAATGTAACCTTACGTTTGGAAATCATATCTACAATCTGTGCCGTGGTATAATCTGCTTGGTCTCTTGTTTTGAACAACTTTTGAAGTTCCCCATACATATTGATACCAGCTTCCGTAAACTGACGAACTTCCGTACCACGCAAATACGCTGCCGCTTTGACCTGCCCATAAGCAAGAATAAGTCTGCCCATATCAACACCTAAACCTGCGGACACATCGGCAAGTCGTTTTGTCGTGTCATATAACTTGTCGCTCTCAATACGGTATGCTGCAAGCTGTTTTGTGAATGTAACCAGTTCCTTAATCTGGAATGGTGATTTTACAGCAAGTTGGACGGTCTTGTTGAATATCTGGTCTGCTTGCGCTTTATTCTGTAAAATGGCTTCCAAGGAACGCTGCTGTAATTCAAATTCTCCACGTACATTTGCCAACTTACTGATATACCCTTCAATCTGTGATACGGAGAACACCAAGGCAAGCTGACGGCTTAATTGCCCAGCCGTATCCATTAGGTTCCGGTGGCGTGTGGCCAGTTGCTGCGATTGTACTCCTGCTTGCTGCAAGGCTTGGTTGTGCTTGGCGATGGCTTGGTTTATCTGTTCAAGTGTCTGCCTGTAGTTGGCATCTGTAGTGTTTAAAGACAAACGAGCCTGCTTCAAGTAGTTTATGGCTGTTACTTGGTCACGCAAATATTTGGCGTTTCTTGAATAGTCCAATGCACCTTGCGGCGTAGTACGTTGAGCTATTTCTTGCTGTCTCGCTAATTGTTCTGCTGCTTTTGCCGCACGCCTATCGGCTGCTTCTTTTCGTTGTGCGGTTTTCTCTGCCGATTGTACTCTCTGTTCGTCAGTTTGGCGTTGGTAGTCAAGCTCCATTTTCATGTAACACATGGCATTAACGGCCGTCTGTTGCTGTTGTTTTGAAATAGTCTGTGTATTCTCAACAAACTTTTTCAAGTCAGAAATACTTTCTTTCAGTCCGGCTATATTCCATCCGCTAAACGAACCTTGCCCTATTTTTTTATCACCTATCCGATTCAGTAAATCTGCTGCACGTGAAAGGCTTTCGTTCATGGATGTGGTTTTCTTTTCGGTATCTCCAGCTCCTTTACTTACTCCCTCAAACGGATTCCCTTTAGACCCAATCGAACTTATCTTGCTGGCTAACGAAGCGATTGCGCTCTCCAATTTGGAAGTATCTACTACCACACTGCCAAACCCGTTTTTCAACGCATCCGCAGCCGTATGTGCATGTTTCTCTATCTTCTCCAGCTTCTCATCGAAACTGTCCAACTTCTTTAATACATCGG